GACCAGCAAACGTCATCGCCCCCGTGCCCGTCAGCGTCGTTCCCGTACCATTTACCCAGTTGCCGTAGATTGCTGGTGTGGTTGAACCCGTCGCCAGCGTCATCGTATTCGTCGTCCTAGCCGACATGTCGATGGTGCCGATGTTGTAGGCGGCGTTAACGGTGATGGTGGCTCCGCTGTTTGGAACAGCAGCCATAAAAACTGCAGTATCTTGAGCCAAGGGGAAATAATCAGCACTTCCAGTCCCTGGTGTAGTAGTGTTTGACCACAAATTGACACTACTCCAGTTTTGGCTTGCAGCAGAAACCGTATAAACCGTCTTCGCAGCATCAAACGTAATGCCGCTGTTGCCTTTGCAGTCTCCGATGCGCGTGCCCGTCGCTGGCGCGGCTACACCGGCTATGGTGATGGCTCTGAAGTCAACGTCGGTGAGGCTGACGGCAGCGCAGGTGAGCGTGCGTGTGATGCTAAAGGCGTTGGAGCGAACGAAGTGACGCATCGTGGCGTCGGTGCCTGCTGAGCAGGTGAGGGTGCCGGTGATGGTCTGGTTGGCTGTGACGCTGATGATCTTCAAGCCAGCAGAGGTAATGCCGGTGAAGGACAGGTTGTTGAAGGTGTTGGCCCCGTTGATGGTGACGGTGCCTGCTCCCACGCTTGTGAAGCTAACGTTGTAGAAGGTCTTACCATTTCCTGTAATTCCAGGGTTTGCGTTTGTAAAATTTAACTGTGACGTGCCGGATGTAAATGTCAGATTAGCGGCGCTTGTTTCTGTTGTGCCAAAGTTTAAAGTATTACCACTACCCGAAAAACTTATTATGCTACTTCCAAGAGAATATGTTATAGAATTTCCATGATCTGATACAAAACCACCAGCGGTCACATTGTAAGAGGCCGTATCAAATGACCCATTGGTTACCCTGAGATCAGCATTACCAATGTTTAACGCACTCCCCAACGTCCACTCACACCCAACGCCATTCACCGTAATCGTTGAAGCTAACGCCACACCATTCGTCGTCAACGTCTTCCCCGACGTAGACCCTGACAGCGTGATAGCGCCCGTGTACGTCCTCGTTAACCCCGTCGCAGGCAGCGTCACGTTGCCGTGAATGCCGTCAATAGCTGTGCTGCCTGCCAGCGTTACGTTGCCGCTTGCGGGGCCTGCAATGGTCAGAGACTTCATCCTGATGCCGCCAGTGACAGCGTTCACCGTGGCTGTGTAGGCTGTGGCGTTGGACAGGCTGTCAAAGACAACATCATCATGGCTTCTCGGCACAGACGCGCCTGAGCCTCCACCAGACGACGTAGACCAACGAGCGGTGTCGCTCCAGTTGCCTGTGCCGCCAACCCAGTAGCGTGTGCTGTCGGCTGGCTTGGCTGTGCGGTAGACAGGCGCCGCTGCTGTGCCTGTGCTGTTGGCACCGGCGTAGAACTCACCAGGGCTTGTGGCCGCAAAGCCGAAAGTATTCATTTGAAGGTAATCAATACCGCTAGTGCAAGGGCCTGCCAAGATGTGTGTAGCGTTGCCACTAATAGCAACAAGAATCAGGCCGAAATTACCACCAGATATCGACCATTTGCCAAAAGTCTGTGTTGTTGTACCAAAATTAATACTGAAATTAAGTGTTACAGGTGCGGCAAACTCAGTAAATTGGTTGTTTCCTGTGACCGTAAGGCCATTGCCGTTTGGTGTAATAGTGAGTTTGTTGTATGATTGATTACCACCGGCAAAAGTACGGGCAAGGTTGGTAGCGCTAGACAGAAGAATGTCGGCGGTGCCTTTGTATAAAGTTCCTGCCGTATAAGTCCACACGTTTCCAGTGCCTGAAAGAGACCAAGCACCGGAGCCCATTTTTAGCGTGCCTGCGGTAGATGTAAAAAATCCGGTGGTAACGCTGTATGACACCGCATCAAACGTGCCGCTGGCTAGTGTCAGGGTTCTTGTGGAACCTAGAGACAACGCATCAGCAAGCTGGACAACACCAGTAACGGAATTTACCGTGACAGGACAACCAAAAGTAATGCCGTTGCTGGTAATCGTCTGCGTGCCGCGCTTGGCGAACGTGATCGTGCCTCCGGCACTAGACGACGTCACTCCTGTACCAAACTTCCAATCGCCGTAAACAAACGGAGTGTTGGTGCTGGTGGTGAGCGTCATCGCACTAGTCCGCAACGACGCATCAAACGTACCAATGTTCCATGCGGCATTGATCGTGATGGTTCCTGTCACGCTGCCCGCAGCTTCATCAAACACCGCCGTGTCTTGCGCCAGCGGGAAGTTGTTGATGTCAGGACTGCCCCCAGAGCCCGGCGCCCAAGCGGTAGCGCTCCAGTTCTGCGCCCCTGCAAGGTTCCAATAGACGGTCTTGGCCGCAGGGAAGGCGATGCCGCTGTTGCCGCCACAATCGCCTGCACGGGTCGGAGAAGAGCCTGCTGCGGTGCCTGCAATGGTGATGTCGCGGAAGTCGCAGTCTGTGGCACTGAGCGTGCCTACGGTGAGTCTGCGGGTGGTGCCGATAGTGTTGGAGCGGACGAAGATGCGACGGACGGCTGTGGCACCGGCGACGGTGAGGGTGCCGGTGATGGTTTGGTTTGCCGCTAGTTCTAGCTGTATTAAACCAGCGGAAGAAGGGGCAGTGACCGTCAAATTGTTAAACGAGTTTGCTCCAAATACTGTATGCGATACAGGCGAAGTTCCGGTAAAAGATACGTTATAAAAAGTAAAACCAGATCCCCCATCTAACGTTGGGCCAGCAGTATTCGGGGAATTTATCTGGGACGTACCGGCATTCAACGTCAAGTTGGTTGAAGTGGTAAAAGTTATAAAACTAGAACCACTGAGCGTCAACGTACTCGACCCCAGCGCTATCGTCCTGACGTTGCTGTTGCTGGACGATATCGCATTTGCCGTTACGTTGTAGTTCTTGGTGTCGAAGGTGCCGTTGGTGATGGTGAGGGTGTTGGAGCCGATGTTCAAAGCGTCGGCGAGTTCGACTGTTCCGCCGTAGGTGTCGACTGTGATGCCACCGGCAAATGTTTTGCCTGCGCTAGTGATGGTCTGCGTGTTTCGGCCAGAGAACGTTAGAGTAACAAAGCCTGTAACGGAAGTGCCCGAACCGTTTGTCCAGTTACCGTAACACGTTGTCCCAACGTTCATTGTAATAGTCATCGCGTTTGTTCGCGTTGACATGTTTACGCTGGATATGTGCGTTGCCAAAGCAGAATCAATCTGCACCGTAGCGAAGTTATTCAACCCCGTGTTCTCAATGACAGCGGTATCCTGCGCCAACGGGAAGTTGTCTGTGCTGACACCAGCACCAGAGCTTGCAGCCCAAGCGTTGGCAGACCAGTTGCCACCAGCAGCTAAGTTCCAATACACCGTCTTGGGCGTGTCGAAGGTGATGCCTCTGCATCCACGCAGGTCTCCAACACGCGTGCCGCTGATGGGCGCGGCTGTGCCAATGACGTAGATGTCTCGGAAGTCTGCGTCGGTCAGGCTTGGGGCTGAGTTGATGGTGAGGGTTTGGGCGATGCCGTAGGTGACGCCTCTGAACCAGACTCTGCGGTTGCCTGCTGTGCCGGTGGTGGAGAGAGTGCCGTTGATGGTTTGGCGGGATTCAAAGGCAACTTGACGGACGCCTACGGAGGATGGGGCTGTGACGGTAAGGTTGTTGAAGGTGTTGATCCCCAGAATACTATACGTTCCAGTTGCCGTCGAAGTAAAAGACACGTTATAAAATGCGACTCCGTTTTGCGAGAGATTGCCGCCAGCCAATGAACAACCGGTTGCGGTACAAACAATAGTTGACGTACCCGCGTTAAATGTAAGATTTGTATTGGTTGTAAAATCAACAGCATTTGCTCCGGTGCTCAAAGTCACCGTAGACGAACCCAAACTAATAGTTCTAACGTTTGAGCCCGAAGAAGAAAGAGTTAAGGCCGTAACATTATAGTTGGCGGTATTAAAAGTACCTCTAACAACACCAAGTGTTGCTGATATAGTAACAGCATCGCCTAGAGTAACAGTAATACCGGTTCCGTCGATGTTCAACCCGCCTATTGTTTTCCCGGCAGTTGTTATTGTTCCTGTTCCATTTATTACGAATGTATTAGCGTAAGTAAACCCCATCCCAGCCACAAGCGTGACGCTACCAGACACCGTAATATTGGTGCTACCCGCCAACGTCCCCGTAAACCCTGTGCAGTTGATGGACTTGGCACCAGTGTTGCCGCTGGAGATGGTGCAGGTGCCGGTGGACAGGTTCGTGAAGAAAACGTCATCAGCGCTGGTAGGAACGCTTGCCCCGCCACCGCCGCCAGACGTAGTTGACCACTTGGTTCCGGCAGTGCCATCCCAAGCTGCTGTACCACCAACCCAGTACCTGTCAGCCATCTCTTACACCTTGTAGTACCAGACGCCGTCGATCTCAACCAGCTTGGCTCCCGCAGGCGGAACGCCCTCTAGTTTCTGATACACCTCACCAGCAATCTCTTTGGTCGTCTCAGGCTCCGGTGCAGGCGGCGCAGTCACCACAGCAATCCAGTTGTCTCGACGTTGCTCCTTCATCGCCTGGATTTCAGCTTCGCTGAAGCCGTGGTCATCAGGCAGATGAAGGGCATCGGCAAACTTGCCGTGAGGAGTGTCGAAGGAGAAATCGATTTTGATCATGGCTTAAAAGCAAAACACCCGCCTAGACGGGTGCCTTTTTCAGAGTTGTTGAAGATCAGGCAGCATCGAGGCTGAAGGTGTAGGTGACGTTCAACGTGTCCCCACTCGCCACACTCCGATCACCCGGCGCGGCAAAATCCGCCGCAGAGAACAGCGTGCCCGTCGTCCCGCCCTTGGTGTTGTTGGACGTCAAGAACGCGCCGCCGACGACTGTCGTGCCGTTGATGTTGAACGCCGCAGGAGAAGCGCTGTTCGTGATCACCGAAGGGTCCGCCGTTGTGGCTGTACCAAAAGTGCACGTTGGCCGGTTGGCGTTGCTGTACGCGGTGACTTCAGTCCAGCCGATATGGCTGAGCATCGTGTCCCCCGCTGCGGGGTTGTTGGACGACGCCGCGCCATACAGACCGATGTACCAAGTAGTGACCTGTGAGCCGTTACCAAGCGCCGCAGCGTTCATGTACTGCAACCCGACATTCACGACAAGGTTGCGCGACTCGGCCTCCCACTTCAGGTTGCCTTGAGGGTCGTGGCAAGTGATCTTGAAGACACCGCCCGCTTTGGATTTGTCGAACATGATGGTTTCCTATGCAAAGCGCAACAGCGCAGAAGCGGCTGTTGCCGCAGGGAGTTGAATGGTGAAAGTACCTGACGCCGTCTTGTCCGCACCGAAGTCCAGCACCGCGATAGCGCGGTTGGCCTTGGTCTCGTTGTAGATCAGCCCGCCCCGGCAGACGAATGAGGCGTTGGTGAACACCGGGTTGTCGAAGGTGACGTAGGCCGTCGTACCGGAGAGGAGGACTTGGACATTGACGAGGGGGATACCACCCGCGATGTACCCCGCACCAGACACTTCCCCCGTGGCAGTGTAAACCGTCGTGGCTTGGCTCAGGTTTGCCGCAGCGGTGTAGAGCGCGAGCTTCAGCGTGTCAGTGTCGAGGTCATGAATACCAAGCCAAGACTCCTGCTTGAACGACGAACACATGCCTTGGAGGATAGCCATTTACTTCACCGGATTCCGTACTTGGCCACTGCGGTAGGCATCCATGCGGTTCTTGCCGTCACCCAAGTTCTTGAGCAGCAGGAACGACTCATTGAACTGGTTCTGGTACATCGTCATGATGTCCGCCTCTTCCTTCATGAACCGACCCGCTTCAACCATGACCGCGTTGAACAGCACCGACTCAAAGTTGTCGCCAATCCATGACGTACCCGCAGTAGCGATGCTCTCGGGGTAGTAGAAGTAGTGCAGCTCCGCCTTGTACCCCGCCACAGGTGTCGGGCCCAGGATGAACGTCAGCTCGGTCGGCAGGTTGTACACCGGGCCGAAGAGCGCGTAATAGCGCGGCACGCCCGTCGTCGCCGGGTTCGGGTACGACTCCCGAATGAAGTTGACGTCCTTGTTCAGCAGGAACGTGTACTCTCCGCCTGCGGCAGGGAACACCGCCATCGAGTAGACCGACAAGAAGTCGTTGGGGGCGGCGAGGTACTGGTTGCCCGCGCTCAAGTCGCCCGTGACGTTCTTGCGGAGCGCCGGGAGCTGTACGCTGTTGTAGATCTTGTCCTCGGCCAGCCTCGTCAGCGTGGCAAAGTCCGTTGCTGAGAACGTATTCTCAACAGCGTCCTCAACAGCGGTCTTGAGCTGGGTGTAGTTCACGCCATCGGTCCTCGGGCCATGAAGCCCTTGGTCTGAGCCTTGCCGCCCCGGACCTTGATCCCGGAGGTCTTCACCGGCGGGCAGGGGGCGGTCGACTCAGCACCGACAACAAGGCGCGGGGGAGTGCGCTCAGCGACGCCCACAACGGGCGTAGGGACCGGCTTGGCCTTCATCATGGGTTCACCCCTTCTTGCGCCCGACAGCGCCTTGGTTGGCCACACGGGCCATGTTGCGGCCCATCTGCTGAGCGGCCTGCGTGGTAACACCGCCCTTGGCGAGCTTCGCGCCGGGGCCGTGCGCCACACCAGCGGGCTTCTTGGCATGCGCCCGGAGGGCCTTCATCGCGTCTTTCATCTTGAACTCCTTCGGGCTGCGCCCGCTTGAATGATACCGCTGACCAGCGGTTTAGGGAACTGGGAGATAGTTGATGCGGACTGCTCCGCCGCCACCGCTACCCGAATTTGCAACAACACCGCCTGCGCCGACAACAACAGGATACGTAGTTCCGGGGGTGACTGTCAGGAATGTCCAGCGAAGTCCACCACCGCCGCCACCGCCACCAGCCGACGCTGATAAACCAGAACCGCCACCGCCACCGCCGTACAACGCCCCGTTCTGACCTACAGAGGTTTCTCCGCCAGAACCCCCTCCGCCGAATCCGCCCCCTGTGCCGTTTGCGCCCTGCCCACTCAGACCTACGCCACCGCCACCAACTCCGTATGAAAGAAACGCGCCGCCGCCGCCCGCGCCGCCGCCAGTCCCTGCAACTCCGCCAAGACCAAGATAGCTGCCGCCATTTCCACCGTTACCTGCGTACCCGCCCGCCCCGCCACCGCCGCCAGAAAAAATACTTACCCTGTTACTGCCTGCACCGCCGTTACCGCCAAAGACAGTTGCGCTTAACGTAGCGCCCGTCCCTCCTGCACCGCCGCCAGTACTTGCCCCCGCGCCGCCGCCACCCGCAAAAAACGTGTCAAAACTAGACGCAACTCCCGGATTTCCAGTACCCGCAACAGGCCCGCCGCTTCCTCCACCACCAACACACAGTACGTATACCTGCGTGACACCTACCGGAGCCGTCCAAGAGTACGTACCGGGCGTGGTAAAGAGTACGGAAGTCCACGGCGCAAAAGTCACCTGACCAACCTGTCCTACACCAACAAGCGTATTCGGTGTCAACGGGTCAGTGAAGTCTCTCGCACCGCCAATCGGGGCCCAACCCCACTGGATGACCAGCATCCCTTCGCTGACGTTGTTCAACGCGTTGACGCCAGACTGATACCACGTGTTCGTGTCCGGGCGTGGATTACGCAATGCCTGCGGGTCTGCAATCGGGTACATCCCGAGTTGCAACTGTGGCTGATCCGGCGTCCAGCACTGCGGACATGCTTTGATCTGTGTCTCTTTCGTCTTGACGACGAGGTTCTTCAGTCGCTTCAGGTCAAAGCGAAAGCCACAGACGTCGCAAAAGCCGAACGCCTTTCTTCCGTTTGCGAAGCGGTTAGACATGACAACTCAGGAGATGAATTGTTGCCTTGGGACAAAACGTACCGCTGCTTTCTCGCGGTCCTCTGAACTGGCGCGGTCCCAATCCGCGTCGTACTGCTCCTTAAGGACAGGGAGACGGTCGATAGCACCGGGGATCTTGAGGCCCAAGTAGTACGCCAAACCAGAGACCAAACACGGGAGGAAGCGGAAGGGGATGTCCTGCGTGTAACCGCCGCCTGCACCAGCGTCTTGGACCCTTCGCAAGTACCAGTAGACGAACTGGTAGACGCCGGTCTGGTCCGGAGTGGGCCACACGGTGATGCTCGGTGAAGCCGTTGCCCCCGGCGAGTAGCTGCTGCCCGCAGGGTACGTCGCATTGGAGTTCCGGTTCACCAGTACCTGAATGGGCCGCGCCTGCTGGAGCTTGTTGGGGATGGACGAGTAGGTAGAGATCGAAATGCGCGTGATGGTCAGGTCGACCTGCGTACTGACGTTGCCTGCACCGGTCCTGATGACGTGTTCGAGGAGGTCGACGGTGTCAGAGGGCAATGGGTAGGTGTTGACGCCTTGGGTCAGGTTGATGACCGCTTGGTTGAACGTCCACATGTTCACACCACGGTTCGCCCAGTCTGCGAACAGCAGGTTCAGCGATCTCCGCGCCGTACGCAAGTCATAACCCGTGCGCAACTCAGCACCACAGCGCTCGAAGGCTTCCTCGACCGCTTCGTTGAGGTCAAGGTTGAATGATGTGGTGCCGGAGGTAGTCATCTAAATCTCGCCGTCTTTCGGGCTACGCCCTTGGGCTGCGCCACAAATTGTTGGCCCTTGGCCTTGCCTTGACGCTTGGCCTTGGTTGTCGCCGCGTACTCAGCAGGAGACAAAGCATTGATCGCTGCTTCCGGGAGGTATCTCTCCCCCGTCTTTGACGACGGCTTCCCTGACTTGGTCCGCCATTTCTGTGCGGTCCAGTCCTTCAGGGACTTTTGGGGGGCTTTCACTTATACCCGCCACCGCGTTGTTTGTACTGCTTGGCAAGCAGTTGCGCCTTACGGGCGCTCCACTGTCCTGCGGCAGTACCTTGCGTTGCCTGTCCTTTGATGCTCTCGAACAACGACTTTCGCATCCCGGGCTTGGTGTAGTTACCCGCCGCGTTGACACGGCTCTCGCCGCCCTTGGCGTAGCCCGAGACTTTCGCCTTGGGCATCTTGGCGGGGTTGATGCACCCCATGCCACGGGATGCGCGCATCAGACGTACCTCGTCTTCTTGGTACGCGTCTCGCACCCAGCACCACGAACGCTGCCGCCCTTGGCGTAGGACTTGACGTTGCCGCCGCGTTTCATGCCCATTTCGGCGCCGCGCTCCATGACGTCACGGGCGTAGTCCTCGGTGGCTTTGCGGCCCGCAGCTTGCTGCTCGCCGCGAGTGCCGTACCTTGCGCTGCTGAAGACCCCGCCGGTCTTGGGCGGGTCGGGGTACAACGAGGGATCGTTGCGCTCGGGGGCCTCTTTGGCTGCGGGACGTTTCATCGCACCCGCTGCGCCTCGCGCCAGCGCCGCAAGCCCTGCGCGCCCCAACGCCGCGACACCCGCCTCCGGGCCCAGCATAGGCTCGACGGCGTCACGGCCCGGGTCCCGCATCATTTCTCGACGGCGCGCAGCCGCCCCTTCCTTCGCCCTTGACGGGTCGTTGTAGGGGCTCTCACTACGCATCGGGGCGGTATCGCGGTCCGCTGCCTTGCGACCTTCGGCGGCACCGCGACCTGCGCCCGCACCAACACGCGCAGGCAGCTTACCGGTCGCGTCCGCATTCAACAGATCGCGCAGCGTCTTGTCAGCGCCGTACTGCCGTTGGAAATCCGCGAGTTCCTCACGACTGACGTTTGCGTTTCCGCGCGCGTCTTCTCCCCGGTTTTTGACCGGCCCGTCGTACTTGGTCCTCCGTTGAGTCACAGACGCAGGGCGCAGCGCAGGAGCCAGCGCTTTGCGCAGCGCTTCTCCTTTGTCGATGCTGCGAAAGTCTCTTGAGTAGTCCTCGCGCGCCATCGCAACCTCACTTGCAGCTACCGCCGCCCATCATCTTCTTGGGTTTGGCTTTGCCGTCCTTCTTCATGAAGAACGGAAGTTCCTTCTTGCCCTTCGCCTTGGGAGGCATCTTGGCGGACATCGGGGGCTTCTTCATCATCTCACACCTTCCTTCCTCTGGTATGGCCTTTGCGGATACAGCCATCGGCGCGGGTCACACCGCCGTTGGCGTACTTCTTGGGAGCAGGTTTGCGCTTGCTGGGCGGGGGTGGCGCAGGGGGCTGCGGTGGGGTCGGTTTGCCGTCCTTGTAGTCCGGGTCAGGGACCATCTGCCATCCAGATCCGCTTTTCGTTGCCATTTTGAACTCCAGTGATGGTCAGCCCGGGTGAGGGCGGTTCTTGAGATTGTCGATCTTGGCTTCGAGCCTGTCAAAACGTTCGAGCAACTCTTTCATGTCCTGACGAAACTCTGCGCGGGTGAGATGGTCCCGGGCAACTTCCTCGCGTGTCCTGTTCAACAGGATGCTCAAGCGGTCAAGTTCACGGAACTTAGCGGCCATGAAGAACGCCACCACGCCCAGTAGGACCGTCAGGAGGGTGTTCCATAGGAGCGTCGCATCCATTTCAGCACTTCCATGCACGCAAGGATTTGTTGATACGGGAGTTTGGGTCTTTTGCCGTTTTGGAGCTTGTCAGCTTCGCCTTCATGCCTTTCATCCGGGCGCAAAAGGAGTCACGACGAGGCCCGCCTTCAGGCTGTGGGGCCTTCAACCCCGGCTTGCCCGGGTTGGCTGCGTTGTAGCTGGCGCGGCCTTTGGCGTTGAGACCCCCGGCTTCAGACTTGCCTTCCTTACGCGTCCACGCAGGTGTCTTAGCCATAGAAAATGGTGACTTTGGTCGCAGTAGGCAGCGTCACATAAACGCCGTTTTCAAACAGAATCCCCTCTCCGGGAATCAAGTTGGCAAAGGGGTTGTTGGTGTTTGCAGGGACATTGAAGCGCAAACGCTCAAGCCCCGTAGCGGTGCCATCGGTGAAGATGATGTCACCGGCTGTACCACCAGAAAGGCACTGGTAGCCTTTCAGCCGCACCCGCCCCGAAACAAGGGAGCCCGTAGCTTCTAGGTGCGCTGATTTGACGTCAGTCTGCATCATGGTGAACTCCAATAGGAGAACGCCCCCGGAGGGGCGTCAGGATCAGACCTGTGACGGGTTTGCAGCGCCGTCGTCACCGCGCACCACGTAGCTGATGATGATCGTTGCCGCGCCCGTGGTCAGGCCCGCGCCAGCCAGCGTGTAGCCCACGATGGCATCCGTGGCACCGACGTTCACCCAGCCGCCCGGGGTCGTCGCGTTGGCGGTCAGCGAGACGCTGCCGACACTGGTGACGGTGCCCGTGGTCGTGAAGTCCACACCACCGATGCTCAGCTTGCAAGTCGTCGCCGCGCTGAAGACCGCTGTGGTCACCACCGTGACCGCCGTCACTTGTGCGCCCGCAGGCAGGACGAAGGCCGTGCCCGTCAGGGTGCCGAACACCACGTCGGCGGATTGGGCGACCACCGTGGCCCCCATGTTGCGGATCGTGCCCGCCGTGGTGCCCGTCGTGTTCTTGACAGTGCCCAGCAGCCAAGGGCCGAGATGTGAAGCGAATCCCATAATGGTTCCTCTTTGCCTGCACCGTCTTGAGGAGACAGTCCGCCGAGTCGGTCGGTGCAGGAGGTTGATTTCTCGGGCAAGCCCGAGCCTAGCACAGTCTCGGACAAAAGAAAAGGCCCCCGAAGGGGCCTTGGATCACGCCGGAGCCGCTCAGCTTGCGCCGGGGGAGCCGTACACGCCCAGACTGTCGCTGACCCCGAAGCTGTAGCGCTCGCGGGCCTTGTACCGGCTGTTGCCGGTGTCGAAGTCGGCATCCATCGACGTCGCCAGCGCCACACGCACGAAGTGCTTCAGACCGTTGGGCACGTCGGTCTTGAGGAACCAAGCGTTGTTGTCGGTCAAGAAGTGGTTGACGGTGTACCCTTCCGGGATCGAACCGTTGTTCTTCAGCGCGTTGAGGTCGTTGTCGGTGGTGCCGACGCGGAGGTTGGTCTCCAGCAGGCGCGTTGCGACGAACATCAAGGCCGGAGGCACGATCAGCTTGCGCGGCTTGGCGGCGATCAGGAGGCCCTTCTCGTCCGTCCACGCAGCGATCTGGATCACTGCGTTCTCCAGCGAGGTCTCGTTCAGGTCAGCCGCCGTCGCGGGACGGTTGCTGTTGGTACCACCGGAGACCAGCGGGTGTGCGGTCGAGAACAGCGACTGCCCGTCACCGTAGGTGACCGAGCTGTTGAAGCCGTTGTTCAGGATCGCCGCCGCCTTGACCTGCTTGGTGTAGGACATCGCCCGAGCCAGCGCCTTGGTGTACCGCGCCGACAGACTGTCGTACAGGTTGTCTTCCATCGCCTCTTCGGTGATGGAGAAGCCCATAGCGATGGTCTCGTGGTTGTAACGAGCGGTCCAGGCTTCCTGCGCGTTGTCGTACGCGATGGCCTGACCTTCGTTCTTCACCGGAGCGGCAGAGAAACCAGCGAGCTTGGTCTCCTCTTCGAACGAGCGGTCGGAGGTCTCCGTTTCGTAGATCTCCTTGTGCTCTTCGCCGTAGCGCTTGTACTCCAGACCGAACAAAGCGTTCAGGCCGGGCAGCAGTTCCTTGAGAAGTTGTGCGCGAGAAATTGCCATGATTCAGACTCCTCAGATCGCCACGGCGACTTGGTAGGCGTGGTAGCCGAAGTTCCACTTCAGCAGCACTTCGGGGTAGCCGACGAAAGTCAGCGTCACGGTGCCCGATGCGGTGGCGTTGGCCGACAGGGTGACCGACGTACCGGAGACAGCAGCCACCACCGTGCCCGCCGCGATGCCAGTGCCCGTCACGAGCATGCCCGTGCGAACGTCGGGGTTGGCCGCAGCCAGCGTGACCGCCGTGCTGGCGCTGGTCGTGGTGCCCGTCGACTGCGTGACCATTTTGGTGTCTTCCACCAACTGGACGATGCGGAACGGGGTCGTGGTCAGCAGGCGAGCGTTGCCCGAGCCGCCCATCACGCCGACGTTCGAGTTGCCCGCCGTGTTGGCGTTCACACCCGTGTTGGCGGTGTTGGTGGCCATCGAGGACACGTTCGTGCCCAGCGACAGAGCGCTGACCGCACCGGGGGTGATGGTCGAGCCGGTGTTGTAGCTGATCACCGCCGCCTTCATGATGACGTCGGGGTCATCACAGATGTAGGCCACAGCGTCCGGGGCGGTTGTGCCGTTGGCCCAGTACTGAGAGCGCAGCTTGCCGTAGATCGGACCGCCCGCCTGGGTGTACTCGCAGCCCAGGAAGATGCCGAGCGTGCCGCCCGTCTCCGCCGCAGCCGTGTTGTACGCCAGACCAGAGGTGATCAGCGTGCCGGTGTTGGTGAACTTCACCGGGTCACCGAAGAAGAGACCGCCGCCAGACACACCCGTGGTGTAGCCGGAGGCAATCGGGATCATCCGCGTCGAACCTGCGAAGACTTGTCCGCCGATCAGGTTCTGCGGAATCAGGCCGTAAGGCCGATCAACAGAGGGGTAAGACATTCAAAACTCCTAGTTTGCTGCACCACGTCCGAACTTCACCTCCGAGCGCCGTTCGTTGAACAGCGGCATGCGGGCGTCGCTCTCGCGCATCAACGAATTGTCAACAGAGTGCATCTGCCCGTCAGTCATGTTTTGAAAGTGGGCGTTGCGCTGCTGAACAAACTCTTTGGGGGTTTTGCAAAGCATCAACCCACCGATCTCGACGCAGTCAGGAAAACGAGGGTTGTCGTTGTTCCCGGCCATCATGAGTTCGGGGTGGGCGGCTGCTTTGACAGGCTCCCAGCCTTCGCGCATCTTGGAGGAAATGTTCTTCGGGTCACTGGTACCCAAAGTGCTCAGGCGAATCCACCGGTACTCGTACCCCTCTTCAGGGATCGGGCTCGGAAGAAGATCGGGTTGAACCCATTGGCGAGGACGCTCGGTTCGCGCACGAGTGTCCAGATCACGGGGGGTACGATCAGCCATTTTGCTTCCTCATTTCCTCTGCTGCCGCGCGGGCATACTGCTCCGGCGTCAAGCCGAGCCGCTTTGCAAGGGTCAACGCCGACTGCGTCAGCACGATCTTCTTGGGCGCTGTGCTGCGCGTGGCCGGTGCCACCACGGACGCTTTCGCTGGCTTCTTCACCGAGGAAAACGCGCTCGGGAAGTTGTCGCGCAGCTCTGAGTCGATCCGTTGGAAGTACGCATCGTCCCGAGGGTCAACGCCTTCTTCCACAAGCTCCTCATGCAGCGCCATCGCAAAGTTCGTCAGCCGCTTGTTTTTGCCAAACCAAGGATTGGCTTGCATCCACGCATTGGTTTTGGGATCGAGCTGCTGCGGCGCTTGCGCCGGGGACTGCTGCGCGGTTTGTACCTCATTCTGCTCCTGTTGTAAAGGGGCAGGTTTGAAATTACTGACACGCTCCAAGCGCATCTTCGCCGCAGTCATCGCCTCTTGCGCCTCGATGATGGCGTCGGTGTCGAACGCCTCGTGCGCCTCTTTCAGCTTGCGCTTGGCCTCGTCCAAGTCGGTCTGCGCAACCTTCTTGGCCTGCTCGACGAGCACTTGCTGACCCTGGCCCACCGTGCCTTGGAGCTTCTTGTTCTCGTTGAGCAGCGAGTTGACCAGTCGCGCAGCCTCATCGCGCTCGCGCTGCGCCGCTTCCTTGGCCCTGCGCTCCTCGTGATAGCCCTTGGAGAGGTGCTGAATGCGCTTGCGCACACTGTCGCCGTACTGCTCCAGTTCTTCGTCCGTGACCTCCGGCGGGGGGTCCTTCATGGGCGTGCGGCCCCGATCCTCCGGCGGCGTATCGTCAACAACCTCGATCTCGGTGTCGCTTTCGACCTCGTAGTCGACCTTGGTGTCAGCCTTGTCGTTGCCCTGCTCGTCAGGGAATTTGAAATCAGCCATGTGTCCGCTCCTTATGCACGCTTGATGCCGCGCGGGTCTTGAACCACCGCTTCGACGGAGTCATCATTGATGATCCGCCACTCGGTTCCGTGGATCTTCAGTCGAGTGCCCGAGTTCGGGCGCACGAGCACGAAGTCTCCGACCTTGCACGACGGCCCGGAAGGGAACCGCAGGGGGTCTTTGTAGCAGTCCGGGCCCATTTTGGCCACGAACAGCACGGGGGACAGCACTTCTTCGTACTGCATCGTCTGTCCGGCCTTGGCCAGACCGCTCTCGTACTCCTGTTCTGCCTTCGGCACCATGCACAGAATGTGGTAGGTCGCCGGATCAGGCACTTGACGTGCTTTTTCGGCGTCAGTTTGAGGCAAAACAGACGTACTTCCCTCTGCATCCGCAAGGAGCAGTTCACTCATCGCCATTCTCCAATTTACGCACAAGGTCGTTGATTACCATCTCGGCAAAGGAAAGACCTCGGATTTCCCCTGCGAGTCCTTTGTATGCGGGAAAGTCGTCTGCTTTACCCCCGCACAGCGCCGCCTCAAGCGACTGGCGCTTCCACACGATCTCTTTGAGCGCCGCCTCGAACACGTTCATTTGGCCGGTCCTTTAGGCTGCGGGCGCGGCTTCATCATGCTCTTGGCCATGTCGGCCTGGATGCGTTTGTCGCCTTGCCGCTCCTGGGACTGGAGCCGTGCACCCTCCTTGCGCGCGTCCAGCGCGAGTCGCTGGCCCTCAAGCTGCAACTTCTGCTGCGAGATGGTGAAGTCGCGCTGGCTGTCGGCCTCCTTGCGCTGCAACTCCTGCGCCTTGAGCTGAAGCTCCTGCATCTGCATCTGGACCGTCGGGTCCATCGCCTGCTGTTGGGCCTGCATCTGGGCGGCGGCAGCTTGGTTCTGGAGCATCGTGCGCTGCGCGGCAGCGGCGATGAGCGGGGCCAGGGCCTTCTCATCCGCCGGGGCGATGGGCGCCTGTGAGTCCTCGTCCAGCGCGGGCAGCGGCACGCCCAGCGCCTGCTCGACCTGCGCGCGGTACGCGAACGCGGCGTGCTCCGCAATGTGCGCCATGAGCGCGGCCATCATCTGCTGCGCCATCGGGTTCTGCCCCAGCGTGGCTGCGATCTTCGGGTCCTGCATGAACGACTGGTGCACCATGATGTGCGCCTCGTGGTCTTGGTACGCGAACGCCTTGACGGGCGTGCCCATGAGCACATGCATGTTCTCGGTGACCGGGTCCTGTGGCTTCTGGTCCTCGGGCAGCGCGACCAGCTTGTCGGCGTTCTTGATCCCGATGACCTCCAGCATCCCTCGGTGGAGCTGCGGCATGTTGTAGATCTGCGGCGCGGTGCTGGCAAGCTGCAACACAGCTTGGTACTGCGCGATCCGCTGCGCCATCGTGGCCGCGTTGGGGTCGCTGACCGGGATGATCTCGACGATGTCGTAGTCGCTCTGCTTGGCCCTGCGCGGGGCGCCTTCGGGCTCGTAGCTGTACTCCGGTGGGGTGTCTTCCCGGATGAGCTTCTTCAGCAGCTTGAACTCCATCCGCAAGCTGGCGTGGACCCGAGCCTGCACGGCGCTCATCGTCTTGAGCTGGCGCTCCAGCAGCGCCAGCGTGGTGCCCACCGGCGCCTCGGAGGACATGTCGGAGATCTTCAGGTCCCCGATGGCCGCAAGCCTGCGCCCCTCGTCCGTGATGCGCTCCAGCAGACCTGCGAGCACCTGCGACGGCTCCTTGTAGGGCAGCGGCATGATGTTGTCGCGCACCACGCCGGAGGGCACGTCGACGTCCCTGAACTCGCCCGGGGCGATGGGGGTGTCGTCACCTTTGATCCGCAGCCCCCGGGACTTCAACCCCCCGGGCAGGTTGCTCAGCGTGCCTGCATCGACCAGTTGCCGGATGATGGACGTGCCGCCGCGCGCGTAGCCGCCGATGATGTGGAAGAAGCCCAGCCCGTATGCCCCGAAGCCCGGGATGTACGTGTACTGCACGAAGTGTTGCTGTTTCTGGTGGCTGTCGTCGGCCTCGTCCCAGTTGCGCCTGACGGCCAACACCTGCTGCGTGCCCCTCTCCAGCGTGACCACGTAGGGCAGCGCCACGCCGTTCTCGTCCTCATGCCCGGGCATGTCGTAGTCGACGTGGATCTCCAGCAACTGGTAGCGGTTGTCCTCGTTGAGCGCGTACCCCTCTTCCTCGGCTTTCTTCTTCTCGATGTCGGTGACGATGTGCTCAGGCTCGCCCAGCTCCACGTCGCGGTAGAACCCCGCCACTTGCAGCTTCTTGACCTCGTTCTTGGTCTTGCGCATGAGGTGCGTCACGCGCTCGGCGGTGTACACGTTGGCCGCGCCGTAGGGGATGATGAGGTCTTCTGCGGGGATGTACGGCGCTTCGGGGTTCTTCTGCCCGGGCACCTTGTAGAGCTTCTTGAACGCCGCACCCACGAGCCCCAGGGAGAACAACATCCGCTCGTGCTCCGGGCGGTACGACACCATCTCTTCGGTCAGGCGGTAGTTCATGTCCTCACGGACGCGCTCCGCAGCCTCCTCCTTCAGGCGGTTGGTCGCCCCGACGATCTGCGTCTTCACCGGACCTTGCGCGGGGAACGTCTCGGTGATCATCTCGGATTGGAACCGTATGGCGGCCTCGGCCAGCAGCGGGCTGTACACCCCGCACGCGCCGCTCCAGGGCTCGGTGCGCTCCTCGTACCGCAGCCCCAGCACCTCCAGCCCGTCGATGTAGGCTTGCGCCCAGTCCTTGCGGCTGTTGATGTCAGCGTCCACCATCTCCAGCAGGTCACTCGCCAAGGCCTGTAGGGCGTCCTCAGGCATCGTTTCGGCGAGGTTGGCACCGAACTCCTCCGGACCCGCTGCGTCGGGCTCCAGCGTGATCTCCAGGCCGTCCACGCCGACCGTGACGCTGTCCGGGTTCTCGATCTCGATCTCCAACACACCGGGGTCGTCCGCGCTGGGCTCGGGCAGCAGCGAGAAGGGGGAGGGCGTCAGGGCCCGGTCGATGTTCGTTGCCATGATGGGTCCTTAAATCAGTTTCACGTTACCGCCGCCGTTGAAACCCAACGATTTTTTCGTTTTTTCAAGCAGCGATTGTGCGGTATTTTTTTCAGGCTGGCGTGTGTACGGCGGCAAATCGCGCGCGTCAAGACGCGTTTGGCGAAGCCCTGTGATGGCGTTATATGTCTCGCGCACGTCGCGGTCTTTGAACAGCGTTTTGCGCAACTGAGGGTCTTTTGTAAGATCCACACCGAGCGTTTGCTCGATCGCCGCTAAATCTGCCAACTGCTCGTAGAGCAGCACTTCTGGCTTGTTGTTTTTGAGCAAGTTTTTGTCAAAATAACCGCTGCTAAACCCGTATTTTTCTTTGAGATAAGGCGCAGCCGCCATTGCCGCCAGCACAAACTTGTTGCGAGCATCGGGTTTGCCCAGCAACTCGTCAAATTTTTGGTTGATTGCCTGCGGATGCCCAAGCTGTTTCTTGGCCATCAAATGTTCGGCCTCGTGCGCAAAAGTGCTGGGTGCCGCGCCCGGTCTGGCAAAAACAGCCCCACGCGCTGCTCGATTTTGTTCTTTTTGGGAAAGACGTGGGTCTGACAGTACAAACCCCCGAACGTTTGTGTTTTGAAGTTGCGGCGCAGTGTAGGCAACTAGGTCCGCAATCCCCGCAGTGCCAGCAGGCATTCCTTGCGTAGAAATTTCGTCTAGCGTCGCGGGTGAAAAGCCTGCTTTGACAAGCATGGCCAGCGTTTGCGCGTCAAGTTTGTCCATGTCTGGCTCCTCAGTAGTACGCCACTTTTCTGAAACTGCGGAACTCCGGCGGGTCGTCCGGTGCGTCCGACGGCAGGCCGATGAACCCGCCCATGCGCAAGCGCATCAGGGCTTGTATGCATGTGTCCACATAGTCGTCGTGGTCCCCTGCGGGGAACGCTGCGACCTCCTCAATGACCTCCTTGGCCCACCTAGTATCGGGGGCCCACACACGGCCCGAGACAAAGATGTCCGACACGGAGTTCAACCGCGCCATTTTGTCTGATTTTGTGCCGACTTTACCTCTTGATGGCGAAAACTCCGACACCGGCACGCCTGTTGCGCGCAGCTCCTGTATCAACGGAGCGCCTGCGGCCTTTTTCTCGACCAGACAGGTGTCGGGTTGCCACTCCTTGTAGTACTCCAACGCTCGCTTTTTTAGATCCGGGAACGTCCATCGGTACTTGATGGCGTCCAGCAGGATAATATGCGCGTTGTTGTTGTCGTCCTCGTTGAACCACACACCCCACGTCGTGCAGGCGCTGTAGTCAGCGGCAGTTTTTGTCTCGTGCGCGGTGTCCCACGACTGGATGATGTAGTCGCACTTGGGCGGTTTGTCTCGCTCCCAGAGCCGCCAGTGCTCGCGCCGGATGACTGCCGCCACCTCGCTGGTGGGGTTCTGCTGGTACTGCGCTTGCCAGAAGCGCGGGTCCATACCTGCGCGCTTGGCCTGCAACTGCTCCAGGGGCCACTGCCCCGGCCACAGACTCTTCTCCTCGTCGGTGTTCTCGTTGAGGATGGCGGGCAGCTCGACGATCTCCCAAGGAGTGGCGTCGGGGTTCTTGATCTGGTGGCTGATCAACTGGCCCGTGAGGTCAATCTGCGACCACCGCGTCATGATCACGATGATCGCCCCGTTGGGCATCAGGCGCTGCAAAGGGCCGGTCTGGAACCAGTTCCACGCCGCGTCGAAGGGCGTGCGTGTGCCCGCCTTCAGGTCCTGCTCCGAGTGCGGGTCGTCAATGACGAACAGGTCCGCGCCCCGGCCTGCGATGCTGCCGCCCACACCCACGGCGTAGTACTGCCCGCCCGATGCGGTCGACCACTTGCCCGAAGCCTTCTGATCATCGGCCACCTTGGTGCCGGAGAAGATCTGCTGGTAGTCCTCGGTCTCGATGAGGTTTCTGATGCGCCGCCCGAAGTCCTCCGACAAGGAGGAGGTGTGCGTGCCCATGATGATCTTCTTCTCGGGGAAGCGTCCGAGGAAGTACGACGGGAACAAGAACGAGGAGAACTCCGACTTGCCCATGCGAGGCGCGATGTTGATGATCACGCGTGTCTTCTCGCCCCTGACCACGGCGTCGAAGATCTGCGCCAGCTTGCGGTGGTGCGGCCCCTCCTTGAACCCCGGGTAGATGGCGTGGGCGTAGCCCAGCAGACCTGTGCGTGCGGCGCTGAGCTTGGCGCGCTTCTCGCGCTCCTCCAGCAGGTCGAACAGCTCGGCCTTCTCCTTGGCCGTCATCGTGGGCAACGCGCGCTGGAGCGCAGCGGCCTCTGCCGGGGTCAGGAAGTCAGGGAACTTCACGAGGCGCCAGCCTCGACGGCTACGCCGCCGTCGCCGACGGCAACGACATCGGACACCGAGACGTCCGTCACGGACATGAACCGCGCAAGCTTCTCCTTGATCTTGGCGTCCAACTCGGCGTCGTTGACGCCGGTCTTCTTGACCTCCACCCGGTCGGTGAACAACGCCACCTCGGTGACGCGCCCCAACATCTCCAGTGCACGCAAGCGGATGCGCGGGTCGGGGTTTTTTGTCTCCTCCAAGATCTGCGACACCGCGTAGCCGCGCAACTCTCGCGCCTGCTCGACGAACGCCCAGTCGTAGGCGGTCAGCATGCCTACAAGGTGGCGCACCGCCGGGGGTGTCTTCAACTGCAACAGCGCAGCGTGCTGATCTGGCGTCGGGGTCGACGTCGTGACCGCTGTGAAGGCCTGTTGTGCCAGCGAAGCGGCAAGCTGTGCGTCGGCGGAGTCTTCGGTGGGTGCGCCCACAGCGGTGAGCCAGTCGAGTGTCCCCTGTTGTGCGGCCACAAGATCTGGCGCAGACACCCGCGACACCGGCACTACGTGGTCGGCGCTTTCGATGGGGGGTTCGAAATCGAGGAGGTGTTCCAGCATATGTCGCAGGGCCGCATCAAAACGCCCCAGTGCGCGCAGTGTAGCGTTGCAACCTGCTCGCCGCAAGCCTATACTACAAAGGCTTCTGTGCCTTGTCCCGGGTTGAGCTTGCTCCCCGGGATTTTTTTATGTATACGTGTCAAACACTAGACAGTGTGTAAGGTATTTTTGTAGAAATTTTGTAAAAATTTTATTTTTGTTTTAGAAAAGGGCGATTTTTGTAAAAATTGTGATTTTTACTATTTTTGTGGTTTTGTAAAAATTGCAGTTTTTACAAAAATTGTTATTATGGTTGTGGATTAGTGTTTATATTATGTCGCGTATCAGCCCTGCACAGGGGGGTGGTGGGGAGGGGTGGGGTCGCCGCAGCAGGGTCTTTTGACCCCCTCGGCAGGGGGGTAGCACTACTTATGAGAGCACTTCGCTCTCGACGTGACAGCGTCGTGTACGCTGGGGGGACACGATGTCCCCCATGATCGGAAGGTATCTCCCATGTCTCTCAAGACTGCCATCGCCGCCGTGCTGACCCACGGCGACGCACTTGCCACGGCGTGGCTCGACCTGCAAGCGCAGGCGAAGCGGGTTTCCTACGCTGCCTACGAAACCGCGTGCATCCAAGCGATCAGCGCTAAGTACGGCGTGGCCTTGAATACAGACGGCACTCTGCCCAAGGCGGACGCTGCGGCGTACCAGCGACTGAAGCGTCTGCGCCGTGCACACCCGGAGTTCGTGGGCGGCGGCTCTCGCCAGCACAAGGCGGAGCCTGTGCGGACTCGCGTCGTGGCTCGCGTGGCGGGCGACGTGATCGCGGCCCTCGTGGCCGCAGGCCTGAGCAAGGCCGAAGTGGCGGGCGTGCTCAAAGCCGTCAAAGACGGGATCACGTTCGAGTGATCCCTCAGGGGGGACGCGATGTCCCCCCCATCATCGCTGCGTCCGCAGCGGTGCTGCGTCCTGCGGGGCGCAGACCAGTGCGGATGTGACGCGCCCGTCGGGCGCTGTCCGTACATCAGGGCACAGCCCTGCAAAGGAGAGTGAAGTGGACGTTCTCTACTACGCCATGCGCTTCGCGCACAACGGCGGAAAACTGCCTGTGCAAGCGCACTTGCAAGAGGCTGCACAAATGTGCGATCTACCCGTCTACGAAAGCGAACCCGTGGACGGATATGCGCCTGTGGCGCTGGAAGACTACGAGTTCTGAGCGTAGCCGCTAAGGGGGACACGTGTCCCCCTTGCGAGTGCGCTTGACGCTCCCGTCGGGAGCGGCGTGCTGTTGGAGAGAGCCATGCCAAAAGAGTACTTTCTCGTCCACACCGCAACCCTCGTCGGCGGGGGGTTCGCGGGCTTCAACACCGTAGTCTCAGGGCCCGTCAGCCAAGACGGGTACATGAAGCGGTACGGGGAGCACCCGGCCCGAGAGCGGGCCGAAGCCGCCGCAGAAGAAGTGTTCCGTGCCTCGGGCGCATACCCGGGGTACCGCTTCATGGCCGCAGTCGTCCGCGTGGACGGCGGGCGCGCCGTCGTGTGCCAGTCCCGAGGCCGTCGGGGTTGGTGAAACCCGGGGGACATTTGTCCCCCATCAACTAGGAGAGTCAGCATGATCAAAGAGACCCAGAAGGACGCACTGCGTGCGTTCAAGACCGAACTGCGCACGCGTGCGCAGGACGAGCGGGCTGCTGCCCGCCGCAAGGCGCAAGCCCTGCGCTGTGCGCAAGCGAAGGAAGCCCAGGCTGAGACATGGGCACAGACCGTGCGCGGCGTAGCGCCGCTGCGCTGAAGCCCGGGGGACATTTGTCCCCCATCAACTAGGAGAGAAAGATGTTCGATATCGAAGTAACAGACACTTTCGGCGGAGCGCCGAACTACTGCTGGGTCAAGCGGGGGTACACCCGCGCCCAGTCCAGGCGCGGCGTAGTCCGCGCAATCAAGACCTTGGCCGGCTGGCACGGCTGGGTGCGCGTGAAGGTCGAAGATCTGGGCGACACGCTCATCGTGCGCCCGACGGACACGTCCGGCGTCAACCAGATCGCGTTCGCGCACTGGGCCGACTGACTCAACCGGGGGACATTTGTCCCCCATCAACTAGGAGAGAGCAATGCCCTACTACCTCTGCATCGGGGACGACCCGCTGGAAGACTCCAGCCGTCACCGCACCAAGCGCGACGCGATCGACGCCTTCCGCGAAGTGGCGGAAGAACTGGCCCGGTACGGTCAGACCATCACCGGGACGGTACACGTCGCCGACAAGCGCAGCGAGTGCGTCGACGACCCCGACCTCCACCTCTGCATCGGCCCGCGCGGCGGCGTGCAGTGCACCTAAAAGGAACAGTCATGGTACTCCAGCGCTTCGAAATGATGCCCGTCCTGCGCGACGGCCCAGGCGTCGATGCCCTCGTGGCCATGCT